AACCTCGTTCTAAATAAACCGTCTGGCGGTATCTAACTGATTAACATTTCAACAAAGAAGCTGTGGTTGGAGCCTCCCGAAAACCGTCTTTGCGGTAGGTGATGTTCCACCAATCCACAGCATCCTGAACTTATTGTAGCATTCCGCTGGAGAGCGGTCTATAAATACTACTATTTTATTATACGAGGTGAAGCCTGATGAATGACTGGATGCGTGAAGTGGACTATGCGACCTACTGCCCGAAGTGCAAGAACTTCAAGGTGCTGGAGACGGATGAACCCTGCAACGAGTGCCTGACAGAGTGTGCACGGGAGGGCAGCAAGAAGCCCGTGAAGTTTGAAGAGAAGGCGCGAAAATAACAGACTCCTTTATGAGGTAAACTCATATTTGAAAGGAGATACTTATCATGAAAAAAGCATTGAAAGTGCTCATCAAAGAGACATTTGTATGCGGTGCTCTTGGGCTGATAATCTATGAGGTTCATGACATGACTCGTGCAAAGATTAAGAAAATCAAGGATGAGTCATGGCGTGAAGCTTGGGATATTGGATACAAAAGCGGGTATACTGCCGGTCGCTTTGATGGGCTGTTTAAAGCTCTCAGCAATAAATGTATCACACGTGAAGAATTTGATGAACTGATTAAGGAAAACTGAAGAATCGAGCCGTGGAGAAATCTGCGGCTCTTTATTTTTATCGTTGAAGGAAGATGCTTGTATGCAACGTATGAACATTAAATGCTGCCATTGTGGGGACTATACCCCATTTATCACAGAGGAGAACATTGAAGTTATTCCTCAAGTTAATCTCACAAGAGCCGATATGGATATTTTGGACGATATCGCGGACACATTGGCGGAATGCGGTTACTCGGGTATGTGTGGTTTCTTACACTGGGTTCAGAGCGAAGTGACCAAAATCGTAGAGTATCAGGAGGAACGGTGAACGCTAAATGATATTTGCTGAAGAGGATTTGAACTCTTTGAATGCTATTGCTGGACTATTGGCTTCATTCGGGTGTGATAGTCAGGCTGGCTGTGTGCTTTATATTCAGCATAAAATCGCAAAGACCATGGAGGCTGACGAAAGGAAATGCAGAAATGAGAAACATGTCTAAGAAAACCTGGAAACTCCGGGTTTGGAATCACATGACCGAGATTCAGAAGCTTGATCTTCTGCTGAAGCGCGCTAAGGTTCCGCATACTTATGGACGCCGTTGGCCAGAAATGGACAGACCGGACAATCAGGAGTTTCTTCCTGGCGGACGGCATGATGGTGGTGAGCAAATTATTGCATATGATGCTGCTGGAAATCGTATCTGGGATGGCGTTTGGGGCTGGGGTTCCTATGGCTTTGGGCAGGGGCTTATCGAGGCGATGGGTGCGCAGTTGCTTGGCCATGATGATGTTGAGGGCTGGCTCACGGCTCGTCAGGTTACGAAGATGTGGAGGTGTAGAAATGCTACGCAAAATCGCTGAGTATGTCAAAAAGATATTCCGCATGGAGCCAATCCCGACGACAGTCAATACGCTGCGGGAGGCTCTGCAGTCCTTGGAGGTGGCCCGAAATCACTTTGAGCACTGCGACCCGGAATTTGTGGACGCGGCTATTTTTGAGTTGAACGCTGCGGAGTGCCGAGTGGATGCTGTGAGGAGGTGTGCGGAGTGACAACATTCTATTTTCCAGCTTACAAATGCAGCTTATGCGAACAGAAATTCAATGATGGTCTCTGCTATGTCGGTTTAGCCGATGCTCTAAATCATGTGCCTGAATTGAAAAAATATGAACCGGTTCACCACTGCGAGCATGGAAATATTGGCTTTGGAAAGTTTGCAGGTTTTGAAAGGGTTGATGAAAAGTGACTGATATTTGGACGAAAGTTGGCAAATTTCTTGGCCGGGCTATTGCGCTGACACTTATTTTGTGCGCTTGGGCCATCATTATTGCATTCACGCTGAAGGTGCTTTGGTTTATCTGGTTTCGGATTCTGCTGTGAGGTGCGATATGATTGACTACGAAGAAGTTGTTGAGGCCATATGGAGGTACGACATCCCTCGAATCGACATTGATGAGGATGTTACGACGCTTTATGCGGATGGCAAAGCTTTTGCACAAGTTATTCGCAGGCCTGACGGGTCACGCGAGGACTTGTATTTTGAGGATTACGAGCTTCAAAAAGATACCCTGATCAAGCCGAACGCTAAGTTGCGTGATGTTGTCGAGCTTTGCATGAATGGCGACATTAGCTACGTAGATGTCCGTGAATGGTGCATGGAGAATGATATTTCACTTGGACAGTTCGACAGGTGGCTTTATGGTGCGCTGAGAAAGTCTGATACCCCTTCCCGGGTGAAGCCGAAAGAACCGTGGCCATATCGTGTGGTGGCGGGCTTAAACCGGGTACTGGAGATTCTGCTTGACTCGATTTTGGAGGATTTTATATGAGATGTTGTCCGGTATGCTATTCAAAAGTGAGGCCAACTGTATACGGAACAGCGACCACTGGGACAAGCCTGGAAATCAAGTATAAGATTCAGTGTCGGAATTGCGGATTTGGATGTGATAAAGCAGGCAGTGTCATAATGCAATATGATGACGAAACGATGAACCCAATAGCAGATGATCATAGCTTACGGAAACTTATTAGAGACTGGGATTCTATTTTGCGAGATCCTGATAGAGAAAGGCTGGCTGATATATGAAGTACACATTTTGGTTTGAATGTACCGACAATGGTGGTGGACATCAGGCTTTTGAAGTCAAAGCAGAGAATAAGCAGGAGGCCATCAAGAAGGGCATGGCGTTTGCAAAGAAACATGCTTCGGGTGATATCTGTGGGGATTGGGAGTGCAAAATGATATCGGAGTGGACAACATGAACAACGACTTCGGAGCACTTACGATACTTGCACCTAAATGCCAGAAGTGTCCGAAGGTGGAAACTTGCGACCATAAGCAACTGGCTCATCTCGGATACATTATCCCGATCGAGGATATTGGCATCAGCATGGTGGCCCAAAGAGGTAATGGAAAGAGCCTTAGTCAGCTCGAAATAGTGGATTCACTGATGAAAAGGAGATTTAATTATGAAAATCGTTGAACCTAAGTACGAAATTCTCACTGATATCTCTGAGGGTGGCATCAAGGAACTGCAGCAGATCGAGCGTGTTGCCCGGGTCTGCTATAAGAGCGAGGATAAGATTACGCCGGATGGTGAGTCGGCGAAGAAACTGGTGGGCTTTCTGGTGAAGCAAGGGCATGAGGCTATGCTGGAGCATTCGCAGCTGAGTGTGCTGTTTACCTGCGACCGTGGCGTGGCCAATGAGCTGGTGCGGCATCGCATTGCTTCTTTTGCACAGGAGAGCACCCGGTACTGTAACTACTCGAAGGAGAAGTTTGGCGGGGAGCTGAGCTTTATTCGGCCGTTTTATATTCCTAACGAGCCTAATGAAAATGCAATCAAAGCAGCTTCTTCGACAGAAGAATTTATAAAGCTCGAAACGGACTATCAAATCCACCATGCGTGGTACTGGGCTTGTGATGATGCTGAAAAAAGCTACAAAACTCTCATCGCCAATGGTTTCCGTCCAGAACAGGCTCGTTGTGTGTTGCCCCTGTGTCTGAAGACCGAAATCGTGGTGACGGCCAACTACCGCGAGTGGCGCAATATCTTTAAGCTGCGTACTCCTGTGGCGGCCCATCCTCAGATGCGTGAGCTGATGTGCCCGCTGCTGAAGGAACTGCAGAGCAAGATCCCGGTGGTGTTCGATGATATTTACACATACTGGCCTGAGGATGACCAGACTGGAAAGGAAAGTATGGAGAAGTGATGCGAATAGTACTGCTCGCAAGCACTATTTTACAAGCTATCGCAATTGGAATGTCTTTTGCTGAGAACATCGGCAAAGAAAAACAGAGAATCATCAGATATACTGGTTGGTTCTTGCTTCTGGTTTACATGATATTTGGATGAGGTGATTAACATGATTGGCAAAGCGGACACCGCAGATATATTGGCAGGCCGTTACGTTGATGGAACGTGGTCGTATACGCAGGCTCTGTATGAGGCTAAAAAGCGTGGGGTTTCAAAAGAAGAATTTGATGCTGAGGTCTTTGCATGGCGAGTAGCTCTCGGTAAGGTTAAGAGGAGCTCGGGACAGCGGTGATAGGATGACTACACACAAATTTGTAAATAATATGGGAGATGCAAAATGCAGCAGAAAACACATGACTTTCTCGTGAGAATGCGGGTGCCGATGGCGACATTCGGTGGAGATCTCATGGGAGAAGCGATTGATTTCGCTATTCATGAAATGCGGAATAATCGTTTTGTCACACTGACAGACATTGAAAATGTACTTAGCGATCGTTTTCACTGCAGTGCAAGTTCAGCGGATGCACGGCTTCGCAGGGCACTGGACGTGACTGAGTTTCGGTGTGGAGAGTATCCGAACCCTGAACTTGAGCGGCTTCGGGCCGAATATCAGGTTGATCGGTGGTCTGTGAAACGGTTCATTTATGCCGCGGCAAGGAAGGTGATGAACGATTTT